GAGAACGTTGTCCCAGACCAGCAGCTTCCACACGTAGATGCCGACGGGGGCGGCGATGAACGGCCTGATCCAGCGCGTCATCCAGCTTTTCTGCTCCGCCAGCAGGATGTCGCGTTTCGCCTTCAGTGTCTCGATCTCGATGTCGGCGCGAATCCGCTGTTCGTCATTTTCGGCGCGCAGCTTGGCGACATACGCCTCCTGAAGACGGTCGGCGATCTTGCCGATGGGGTCCAGAAGTCCGAGGAGGAATCCGATCATCGCGGCCCTCCTCTCAGAAGCAGCTTGTCTAGCTTGCTGTCCATGCGCCTCTGTATGGCCTCGATGCGAGCAAGCCTGCTTGATATTGCCTGCTGTCGTTCCTCGACACGCAGGATGCGGCTGGGATTGTCATTGAGGGCATTGATCTGCCGGTCAAGAGCATCAACGCGCGCGCTCATGGTCGCCGCCCACCACACGGCTGCGACTGTCTGCATGAGCAGTGTGAAGATCAGGGCGATGGGAACGCGCCTGTCCAGATGCCATTGACTGTCGCCCTGCATGCTCATGCCACGTCCTCCAACTTGCGCCGCAGGCCGATCGCCCCCAGCCCCGACATGATCAGGACGCCTGGATCGGAGGATCCGAACATCACGTCCACGAGCGGACGCACCGCCGGCGTGACATAGGGAATCTCGATGCCCCACACCCTGAACAGGCCGGAAAGCGTCAGGATGACGCCGACCCACCACGTGATTGATGTCGGAATGAAATACTGTGCGATCCTGCTCATCATGATCTCCTACGCTGCGGCCGCGGCCGTCATGAAGCCTACGACCACGGGGACGACAAACTCGATCCACTTCTGCGAACTGTAGCGAACGGGCCAGACCGGCCAGACCGGTTTTCCGGCGTTCAGCTTCTTGGCCACGTCCTGCTCCACCTCGCGGGCAAACCAGAAGAGCGCTTGAATGACGGCCACCTGCCACGCCGCGCCCATGAGCGCGCCGACGCCGACGATGGCGATCGCCGCGATGGCATGCAGCAGCGGGTCGATCCACCTTTCCTTTCCTGAAATCAGGCCCATCTGACATTACGCGCCAGAGACCCTCGCCTTCAGGCGTGGGAGGAAGGCGCGCCCTCCTTGTTGAAGTGTTCCGTTTCACCGTTTACCATGCTTGCATGATCCTGACGTTCAAATACCGTGTCAAGGACAGATCGCAACGCAAATGGTTGCGCGGCATGGCTTTCAGAACCAATCAGGTCTGGAACGCATGTGTCGCCTTCCACAGATCCTGCGTCAACTTCTGGCCGTCCCGGTTCGAGTTCGCCAACTGCCTGCTGGACGTAAGGCGCGAGTTCGGCGTCCAGTCCGACACTTATGACGAAGTGATCCGGGGGTTCACGACGTCGCGTGACACGCACAAACGCTGTCCGCGCTTCCGCGTCAGCAACCAGGGCAGGGCCAACCGCTCTCTTGGGTGGATTCCCTTCAAGGGGCGGCAGATCAGGATCGAGCGCGGCCGCTTCCGTCTCGCGGGAAGGTGGCTGCACTTCTGGATGCATCGCGATCTGCCTGGCAGGGTACTGACCGGGGCGCTCGTGGAGGAAGCCACGGGCAAGTGGTTCGTCGTCTTTACGGTCGAAGCGCCGGACATGAAACCTGCTCCGGAAGGAACGAACGTCGGCATCGATCTCGGCCTGAAGGCGCTTGCCACGCTTTCCGACGGAACCGTTGTCGAAGGCCCGAAGGCCCTGCGCAAATGGGAAAAGAAGCTCGCCATCGCGCAGCACGCCGGAAACAGGCGGCGCGTGCGGGCCATCCACGCAAAGATCAGGAACATCCGGCGGCATCACGCGCACGTGGAAAGCGCGCGGATTGCCAGCCGGTACAGGAACGTATTCGTCGGCGACGTGAACGCCAGCAGGCTTGCCCGGACACGGATGGCGAAATCCGTGCTGGACAATGCGTGGGGCATGTTCAAGGCCTTCCTCGCGTACAAGGTCCGCAGACACCGGGGAAAGTTCGAGGTCGTCGACGAACGCTACACCTCCCAGACCTGCTCTTCGTGCGGGGCACTCCCGCCGGAGAGGCCGAAAGGTATCGCAGGTCTTGGAATAAGGCGCTGGAAATGTTCTGCCTGTGGTGTTGAGCACGATCGCGACCTCAATGCTGCTTTGAACATTCTCCGCGTCGGGCTGGAACGTCAGCCTCTCGCTGGAGAAAGCCCCTGACTTCAGCCAGGGGAAGACGTTACCCGAAAAGATTCGCGACCCACGATAGCAGATCACGCACTTCGTTCCATAGCGCGGCAGCAGCCGCCGCAGCCGCCGCGATGATGGCGGCGAAGACCTTCTTGCGGCCTCCGGCCCCGGATTCCTCCTTCTCATGCACGGCTGGGGGCTGTCCACTGTCTGTTGCGGCAGGCCTTTCCACCGTCGCCGGACGCATGAACAATTCACCCTCGGCCTTGCGACGGCGCACAAGCCCCTTCAGAACCTTGCCGCCCGCCTTATTCCATAGCTTCAGCTTGGCTGGAACTGCATCAAGATCACCGCGGCGGATAGCCTTCAGCACGGAAGACTTCTTCAGGTTGCCGATGCCGACGTTGTAGGCGAAGCTGACGATGGCGCCGAACTGGTTGTCGTTCAGCTTGTCCGCGTCGTTTCCCAGAGCGCGCTCCACGTCGGCTGCGAACATGGCGACGTCCTTCTTCAGGATGCGCTCACCTTCCGCGCGTGTGATGCGCATTCCTGGCTTTACCTTCGGCTCACCAGCGCGGCTCGTGTGTCCGTATCCGATTGTCCATACGCCGACTGAATCGCGGTATGCATTCGCGCGAAATCCCTCGAACTCCTTGATAAGATCTATGGCGGCCTGATTGACATTACGCGCCATTGTCTATGCTCCTTCTCAACCTGCGCCACGGGAGCCACCCGAACGCCCTGACGGCGGCATAGATGGCCATGCGGCGATGCACCGGCACCTGCAGCACGGCCATGGCCTCCAGCAGCACCATATCAGCCGCATGGCGCTCGTTCTTCGCAGTCGGAACGAACCGCTTCCAGACCTTGCTCCACTTCGGCCAGCGATAGATCCAGTCATGCAGGATCGCCGCCTTGCCGTGACGTCCTATCGGCCTGATGAAGGCCGTGAGCGGCCTCGGAACCGTTGCGCCGTCAGTAACAAACCCTTCCCTCACCGTGATCGTCTTCTGGCCGTCGTCTCCAACGCGGAAGTCGAACGGCTCAGCCACCTCGAAAGGGCGCCTGTCTCTCTGTGTGATCCTGACGACCAGCGGCTCTGTGAAACTGCTCATGCCACGCAATCCTTACGGTTTGTAGAGCTTATCAATGTTCTCGTCCCAAACGCGCTCAAATTCTGTTCCTAGCTTCTGCTGTCCTGCCAACAACACATTCTGGACATCTGAAAGCTCACGCGAGAACTCAAGCGTTTCCATTGCACGTCTTCCAAGCTCATTGGCGCACTCGGCGATCCGCTCTTTTGCCTGCAAATTTCCGCGCGCTCTTAACGGGACCAGATAACGTATTTCCGCTTTAAGCTCGGGGCCTGTCATGTCATTGACGCTCTTCATGGCTTGACCGCCAGAAGATCAGCCAGCGCCTTCTCCGCATCGAGTTTCATCTGCTCCAAAACCGCGTCAACTCCGTCCTGATCGGTTGCCGCGTCGATCTGTGCGAAAGCCTTCTGTCGCATGCCTGAGATCGTCGCGTTGACCTGAGCAAGCCAAGCCGCCTTTGACACGATTGACTGCGCAAGCTGATCAACAGTGATGCCGACGATGTTGGCTTCCGTCGTCAGCATGTCCGTCTGCATCTGCGAAGCTGTGCCGGCGAGGTGTGCTTCGGAAGCTGCAAGCTTTGTAGCCCAGCCTTCTTTCTCTGCCTGTGGATAGGCGCCAGCGACATCAGGACGTGAGGCGATCTCGTCTGCAAAAGCGATAACCTCAGCTTTTGCTCTTGCCTGAATGTCCGCCAGCGGAGGCGGAGGTGGCGGAAGAAGCTGTGATCCGTCCCACAACATTCCAGGTTTGACGTTTGTCCCGTCAGGAAAGCTCACAAGCGTAGAGCCCGCTATGACAGGAGGAGTAAATTTCTCTCCATCTGGAACGTCACGCCACACTTGCCGGACATTTCCACCGTTTGCAATTTCAGCGTAGATCATTTCTTTACACCTTCGCCCAGAAATACAGTTCCCAGTTTGCTGAAGTTGGTATTCCGTACGTGGACGGAGAGCCCTTGTTCACAACGTAAAAGCTCTTCACAGCCATAAGAAAACCGACGTTCGTAGCATCTGCGTACAGGTTGTAGTACGGCCAGTCATCGTATAGAGGAACAATGTCTCCGACAGAATACCCTAGCTCTGCTGTCAAGCATTTTATGTAGCCGCCAAAACGACGAGGAACAGAAGACAAGCCGTGAGGCGTATACTGATTTGTGTTCGCCGCGGATGTGTACGCGAGTGCGCCTGAAATAAAGCTTGGGTTGAAGCCGCCGCCAGAACTGAGGTTGGCAATGTCCTGAAGTGTCACGCGCTGACCATCGTCACAGGCAACGCTCTCCTTTCCTGTAGGAGAGGCGTTGGCCGTCAAGGCAGCAATGCGAGCGGCAAAGTTGTCGTCCCCCCAGATAGTGCTAGTGCCGCGCAGTAGCGTTGTTGTGACAGTGAGAGAGTCGACGGTATACGCACCTGTGCTGTCCAATTTTGCTGGAGTTACCGCGGCGTCTGGAATTTTGATTGTAGTGACAGCTCCGTCGGCTATCTCATTTGTGCCAACTGCGCCAGCAACTATGTGGGTAGAAGTAACAGAGTCCGCGGTGTCGGTAATAAAACTGGTCGAGGAGTAGCCACTATCTGCTAGGAGTTTTCCAGTGTTGTCCGCAAACGACGCAAAATTTCCTGTCGTAGACACAGACGGACCAGAAACGTCACCGGCTCCTGTTCCGTCAACGCCTTTCTGTGCCATAAGGTCCCAGTAGCTGGACCAACTCGCGCCTGCACCGGGCTCGTCAGCAGTGCTGGAAGTGTGAGCGACAGTACAGATGTAGCTAGAGCCGCCGTCTTCTACGGCGTCCAAGATGTTGTACGCTGTGCCTGCAGTCCAAGTACCGCGCCAGTTAACGCTGTCACCCTGCGGACCCTGCGGTCCAGTAGGCCCCTGAGGACCTATCGGTCCTTGAGGTCCAGTGGGTCCTGTGTCGCCCTTTTCTGCGACAACATCCCAGTAGCTGGTCCAGCTTGCTCCTGTGCCGGGCTCACTGGCAGCGTCGGACGTATGCGCCGCCGTGCAGATGTAGCTTGTTCCGTTGTTTTTTACGGCATCGTTCAGTGAGTAGTTTGTTCCAGCAGACCACGCAGCCTTCCAAGTGATCCCTATTCCGTCCAGACCGGCAGGACCAGCAGCGCCCTTTTCTGCCATGAGATCCCAACAGCTGGACCAATTGGCACCGACGCCGGGTTCAGTATCAGAGCTGGATGTATGGGCTACAGTACAGATGTAGCTAGAGCCAGCGCTGTGCACAGCCTCTAGTTTATTGTACTCAGTGCCAACAGACCACACTCCTTTCCAAACAACATCAGTGGTGTTTGAATCTACGTAACCTTTTGTCGCAGCGTCTGTGTCACTGACTGGATCTTTAACGTTGACTACAGCACGCCCGTTCATATCCAAGTCGGCTTCCATGTGGTTAGGAAGCTTTCCTGTTCTGGACAAACAGTCGTCAACCGCGTCTTCTATACTGTTGAAGTTGGAGGTGAGAGCAGTCTCCATCTCAGTAGAAGACAGATTGCTAACACTTTTTAACGTGAGTTTGCTCATGTTGTTACGCCTCGCACCAGACGGCAAACTTCCAATTTGCCAAAGTGAGGTTTCCAGTCGCTAGCGCTGTCTTCTGCGGGACCGTGATAGTACCAGATACAATCGCCACCCACACAGTAGAAGCGTCATACCCTACGGTCACATCGCCGGTGAGTGGGATCTCTATGTAGTCCCCGGCAGCATAACCAAGGTCTGCGGTCACACACCGGGCTCGCAGACCCGCGCGCTTTGGGACACCAGAGAGTCCGTGCGCTTCTGTCGTAATTGTGTTGGCAGCAGGAGTAAACTCTGTGCCGTCAAACCTGTTCAGCAGTTTGTGGAAGCCTTTGACGCCGACTGCGTCTGTCCCGTAGTAGTATCCGTTGCCGGGCGAAGCTGCGTCGTTCTGCAGTTTGAAAACACCAGAGGTTGTGTCCAAGACAACAGAAAGAACACCTGTTCCTGAGAACGAGGTGTCCAGCATGTTCGCATCTACGAGTTTCCAGTTTCCGGAACCGGTCCCGTTGGCAGCGTACACATAGTTAGCAGATGCCGACGCTATGCCTTTGGGTTCGTGCAGGTCAGGATCAGTAAGTGTCTTGTGTTCTACTGCCATGTCTGTCTGTTTCCGTATACATCATGTTAGTAGACCTCGAACATCCCCGCTACGCAGAGACACCCGAGGCCCGCTAACATTAGTTAAATTTAGGTTCGCACAACGTTGACCTTGACTACCCACTCACCGGTCGTGAACGCTTCGGTATTTGTAGTGACAGCAAAATAGCCATCCTCAGCAATAGAAGAGTTCACGTTGGCGCTGGTCTTGGCGCCAGCAGAAGCCGCAGCTACGCCAGAAGCAAGAGCCAGCAGAGAGGTGGTAAGATCGGACTTCAGAAGAGAGAAGTCCAAAGTGCCGGTTGCGCTGGTAGAAGTGTCGGACGTGTACACCTCTACGGATTCGATGACAGCACCAGCAGGCAGGTTCAGATTGTGAGACAGAACCTTCGTGCTGCCAACCGCAGGCAGATCGTTGTAGGTCAGACGGATCTCGAAAGTCTCCGTCACGTCGGTGTTGTTCTCAGCCCCAACATAACCCTTTTCGGCCTCGTCCGGGCCAAAGGTCAGAATGAGACCATCGTTGTTAGTCCACGTACCCATCAGGTATTACCTCCTATATAGATTAGACCGGAACCACGTCCTGCTTGGACAGCACGGTGACAGCGTTCTCGGGACGGTAGAAACCGAAGCCCCAGCGCGAAGTCGTGACGTACTCTTCCTGCTGCAGGTCCTTGTTGAACTCGGAGTCCACAATAGGAGCCTGACGGATATTACCAACGATCGGAATGGCAGTGGAGTCAGCAGAGAAGAAGTAGTTGGCTACACCGTCCGTAATCGGAGTACTGTTGATCGTCTCACTGGAGACGGTCGGCAGGTTCTGCGACACGTAGACGTCGAAGCCGTAGATGTTCTTCACGAACCGCATGCCAGTCGAGTCGCCCATACCGGAAGAGATGACACCCTCCCACATCGGGTTGTTCGACACGTTGACAATATTGGACAGAGTGTTGATGGTATACTCAACCGACGGGTCAACGATAGCCACCAGATTGGTCATCGGGACATTGGCCTTACGCAGCGAGTGCAGAGCAGCGGCGAAGTCCTCGACAGCGATAGCATTGCCGGTGCCCTGCGCCACCCAACGGTGCGAAGCACCATTGATGCGGTTCTGGTCACCTGCGGTCTGACCGCTGTTGATAACCTTGAGAACGTCCACTTCCACAGCCTTCATCAGCGCACGCTGCATCTTGGGCACAAAGGCGCTCACGACGCGGCTAGCGTAGAAGGAGTCCTGCATCATCTTCCGAGAGATGGCGTAGGCAGACGCCTTGTACTCGGTGATGCGGAACTGGAAGTTACCGGTCGCCAGCTTGTTGTAGGTGATGGCACGACCCTCGTCGTACTCCTGCACCTCAGCCTGACCGATGGACGGGATGTTGATCACGTCACCATCCGGAAAGTCCGTAATCCAATCGACCCAACGCTGTGCAAACAGCGCGTCCTCAAAGTACTCCTTGAGCTGATTGGACCAAAGCTGGGACCTGATGAGATGGTCCGTGTTGGAAGTCATGTTACCAGCCATTTAACTAGTATCCTCTTTTTTGAAAATGTTACGCTTCAGTAAAGAAGGCAGCTCCACGTTTGAGCGCCATATCGTGCATCTCCTTCTGGAAATTGGCATCAGAATACAGCCGAGGATTTTCCTTCAGCTTTTTCTGATAGTACGAATACGTACGCTCGTGCAGAGGAACTTCACCAGAACTTACATCAGGTACGCCACCGGGAGAAGTCTTCTCCATAGGCGGAGCAACGTTTCCGCTCTGGCCAGAAGTTGCTTCACCCTCCACGCCCAAGAGCTTTAGAAAAGCATCTGGGTTGGAGCGAAGCAGCTCTTCCTGTGCAGTCTTGCTAAGGCCGAGACTGTCCACCCTTTTCTTGTACTCTTCAGCGGCTTTCTCCTTGTCGCCGAAAGTCTTTACAAGAGTGTCCAGCACTTTCTCGGTAGCGCGACGCACACGCTCCTCTTCCGCCTTCTTGCGCAGAGTCTCTTCGACCAACTGAGAAATCATGCTGGGGTCAACAGCAGCTTCCTTGTTGGAGTCCTCCGCGCCTTTCTTCGCCTCGCTTTCGGTGCCACCGTCACTCTGTTCACCAGTCGGCTGGTCAGTGCTAGTAGGTTCCTGATTACTAGGAGTTTCGCTGGTCTTGTTGTTAAGCTGGGCGAGAATCTCTTCAACAGTCATTCGTTTTTTCAACTCCTCTTCGAGGGTTCTTTTTTCTTCCAGAAGCTTCTCAATGAACTGATCGGCTTCCAGCTTTCCTTTGGCCAAGTCTTCTACCGACTTGAACTTCTTGTCCTCTCCGACAAGCTTCGAGACAGGATCACTGTCGTATTCGAAGTCGTCGTCATCAGTGTTGTCGTCGTATTCAATCTCTGACAATGGTTACCACCCTTTTCAAGAACTCAAGAGCCTCTTTCTTACCGTTCCTGTGAGCTTGAAGATACGGCCAAGCAGACGAGGTATACGAAGATTCCTGCTGTTCATCTCTACGCACCTTCACAAGCTCCTTGTCCAGAATTTCAGCGAGTCTCTCCAAAAGCGTTCTGTTTGTCTTGAGAGAGTTCTCTATGATCTCTTTATCTTCTTTGGAAAGACCGGCAAACCAGACAGAAGAGATCTTGAACTTATCAGGTTTCGTTGTCGGCACCCGCGTCTTCCTCCGTTTCCTCCGTTGCCGCAGACATCTCAGCTTCCTGCATAGCCTCTTCCATAAGCTGCTGGTCTATCATCGGATCGGTGTCGTCTGGCGTAACGTTGGAAGGCGTCTGCATCTGTGTCATCGCCTCTTCCTGTGCAATCTGCTGCGCAACCTGAGTCTTGGCGGATTCGTACACCTGAACATTTTCACGGAAGACGTCCCAATCCTTCAGGTCCAAAGACTCTTCCAAAAGCTTGGCGACCTGCTTACCGCTGAAGTGAACGCGAATACCCTGATCCTGCCAAAGTCCTGATGCGACAAGATTGGACAGGTTCTGCACCATATTCGCGCGCTCTGCAAAATGTCTAGCGGCTAAGGGCCTGATGCGACCTGCGCCTGTAATGTCGTCCTTGGTGAGAGACAGGAACACAGTGGCGCCATAATCCTCTGACGTCTTCTTGACGCTGAAAGCCTCTGGAGCATTGGCGATAGCCAGCTCCAACATGGCGTTGAGCAGAGGCTCAAGAAGCTCGCGCTCCAACTGCATGATCTTGTTCTGGAAGATGCGCGAAGCAGCGTTCTCCAAGCGCTGGATCTCGAACGCAGTCTTTTCTCCGGGAGTACGAAAACCCATGGACTCCTTAGGGCTTCCAGCCATCTCTTCCATGGTACGCTGAATGCTTTCGATCTCTGCGGAAAGCTCCATTGCAGGAAAGCTGGGAGTCAAAAGCTTGACATCGCCCTGAGGGTCGTTCGTGTAGATCCTTTCAAAAGGCCCCCAAGTAAAGTCGGCTACCTCGCCTTTGATCATAACAGGCGGACCAGCAGTGAGGTCAACCATGTCGGACTTGAAGTTTTCAAGATGATCAAGCCTGTACTGCAAGCCTACCAGATTCTCAAGAGGACCCATGGCCCACTGGTTGTCCTGGCGCTTTCTCCAACCGCTCTTGAAGATGGGAGGATAGGCGAAGATGCTTGGGTTCGGCTCCATGAGAATGACAACGGCTCTATCGGCCACCACGATCTTGTAGTTACGATAGAGCTTGTCCTTTTCTATGTCGTACAGATCGCCATAGAAAGTCAACAGCTCAATGGAGTCACCACGAAGATAGTCAGTATAAGAACTAAAGCCGTCTATCTGGTAAGCCTCGTCCTTGTACTGAATGTTGTCACCAGCGAGAGCAACGGCATTGCGCACCTCACGAAGACGTTTGAGAGCTTTTTGCGCTACCTCTCTTTCGTATTCGTCAGCAACGGAGATCTGCTCGTCGACAATCGTTTTCAGGTGTCCATACGAGACAAAAGACCTAATGATCTTTGGAGACAACCTGAAGTCAGAGACAGTGGGATCAAAGACGATTGACTGAGGATCAATCCGAACCGCGACTGGACCGACATAGCCCCCGCTGGTTGAACCGGAAATGAGCTTGCGCCTGCTGTCCATCCAGTCAGGCATCGCAAACGGATTTCCGTAGTCGACAAAATCCGTAATGATCTTGTCGATAAACTCTTCGAACTCCGGGCGAGACACCACATCGTTCATGAACGCTTCGATGTGATCGCGCTTTTCCAAAGAGACTTCATCTCCCGGCTCCCAATAGAGCCACTTGGAGCGCGGCATCAGCGCGTACTTATAGTTGGCGAACAGATTGTCTCTGATCTGCGTCAGCTTTGGTTTGGTTGTAGTGTTCTTCCAAGGCAGGGCACGGTTGGAAGTGGACATGGTGTCCGTGGCAAACAAGTAGTTTCGCAGCTCTTGCCATCTTTCCAAAGAGCCGCGTCTAGCTACGTTCCAATTGTGCCACTTGTCAGAGATGTCGCTGGCGAGAGTTTCCTTTGGATATACCTCTTCCAGCACAAGAGCCTTTGCAGTCTGAGACATGTATTAGAATATTCCACCAAATCTGCTGTGCGGTTGGATACCTAGAGCAGCGTAGCCCGGCACTCCTTCCTTTCCAGTCACAGCGTCTATGTTTGTTCTGCCTGCTGGCGGTACGGCTATCTTCACTGCCATTGCCAGCGCGTCTTTCACGTCGTCATGTGAGCTATTTGGAGTAAGAAGCTCTTCTTCCAAGATCTGGCAGTTGCCGCCAAAGTAGTGCCAAATCTGTCTGTTCTCGTACAGAGGAAGAAGGGCTACTTCGATTCGCTCTTCCTTGGAGACGGTGCGATAACCGGAGTGCTGCATCTCCTCGACAGGAAGATAGATGTTGTTGCGAGGAAAGTAGTTGCGACGCAGATCTTCCACGATGATCTTCTGGGCGCTGTTCACTTCTGCAGCCAGACGGCTGATACCCCAGTTTAGGTAGGCAAACTTGATGCGCTCGTAATAGTCGGTAAGACGATCAGTCTTGAAGCGGTCAATGTCCAGAACGTAGATGTTCCTGTCTCTGTCCATTCCAATGACCACAATAGCTGTGTAGTCACTGTCCTTGCCGAGTGTATACGCGAAGTCAATGGCCGCTACCGTAGACACTCGCAGATTGTTGACGTAGATCTGATCTCCGCGCTTTATGATGTTTTGCCTATCGTAGTACTGGAAGTAGTCCTTCTTGAACTTAGCGGACTCAAGGTCCAGAGGATCGTTGTAGTACTGCGCCCTGAACTGACGCATGTTACCCTTGTACTGGGCTTTCTTCTTTGCCAAGATGGCGGCGTTGAAGCCGAACCACTTACCGTCGTAGCGCTGCTCTCTAGGCCACAGGAACTCTCCGGTTCCGTCTCCTTTTGATTCCACCTTGCGCTCGAACACTTCGTACAGCGGAACACTCTTGATGATGTTTCCAGACTCATCGAAGTGGTCGATGGTCATCGATATCAGATAACCGTACAGGTCGTCGGGGTGGTACCTTGTTCCGACAACCAGTTCTTCTGCTTCGGCTCCTTCGATGGAGGACAGCAGAGCGTACTGCTCCTTAACCTTCTGTCTTCCTTCTTCGGAGTAGGCGTTCTCGTTGATAACGACGTCGTCGAGAACTGCCAGATCACAGTGCATGCCAGTGATCGAAGTCGTCAGACCAGCAGTAAATACGGTTGGATCTCGAACACTCTCCTTCTTGCGAAGAGGGTGGTCGACAGCAATTTCAGTCTCAGTCCATTTCTCTCTCTTGCCTTCGTCCTTGTTCACCAAGTCTGGCCAGTAGAGGCGAACAACATCGGAAGCAAGTATGTCCTTGATGAACTTGAGCTGCTTTGTCGCCAGATTTGAGGTAGCAGAGATGTAGAGGATCCTGATTGTCGGATCCTTGACAATGCGCCAAGCACAGTAGTAAGCCGCCATGGCGCTCTTGCCGTGGTCACGAGGAAGAAGAACCAGCTGGTGGGTCTTCTTTGTGCGGCGAGACATCCAGTCTGCCAGTTCAACGTGTACGTGACCAAGCACACGATGAGGATGAACAAGTTGAATGAACTTTACGAACGACGCCTCGGCCGCCTTGCGCACCAGAGCAATTGCTTCCTGATGATCACTTGTCAGACTACTCATTCGTACCTTCGATTACGTTCAGGCCGAGACGGTTCATGGCTTCCCGTACGTCTGTGGAAAGAGCAACCTCTTCGGCCACCTTTTCCTTTTTCGGACGACCTGGACCGCGCTTTGTCTTGTCACGCTGCTTGCCCATTGCGTCGAGGACAGAGCTGACCCAATCCTCTTCGAGAATGTACTTTGAAGCGTGGTAGTTGTTCCTGTGGTCAGGATTGTTGGCGATGTTGATGATCTGCCGAAGCGCGCGAGCCTTGTGGTAGACAGCAAACTCTTCCTGCCATCTGGTGAAAGCTTCGCGGAACCAAGGGACGTTCTTTGTCAGGATCTCGAAGTGCCTGTGGCCTCCGAGGTATCTGTTGGCCAGCTCGCTGCCAGACGGGTCACAAGTTTCAAAGAAGAGTTCTTTCAGGATCGGCAAGTGCTCGAAGCCTCGGCGCGGCGTTTCGAGGTTGTAGAGAAAGTAGTTGCGGCGGCCCTCGTCGTCCATTTCGCCGAGCTTGGCGAGGAACTCTTCCTGTTTGGAAGAAGACAGAGCCACATCAGCGAATAGAGACAGAGTGCGCCACTGACGGCCCTCCTTGAAGATGTCTGAGTTGTTTGTCGACATAGTAGTCATATACCCTGAGCAGTGTACCTTGGAAAAAACTAGAAGCCTTTTCCCATCCTCCTACTTATATTGTACCATGTTTTTTTGGCAAAGTCAACCCATAAAGTGAAAAATTTTGTGTATTTTTTTTTTCTAGCTGCCTCTTGAAATTTCCAAAAGTGTTTCTATATAGTATAACATAGGTATACATACTATAGTAATTCAGGAGGATGTTAAAGGTTCCTACTAGGGTATATAGACAGAAGAAGACTATAACATAGGTTAGTACTAAAGGTTGGTACTAAAGGTTATACAAGAAGGCGGCCAGAGGGTTACAGCCCGATACAGACTTAGACGTGTTTCGGGCAGGCGCGCCGCCGCTAGTTGTCAATCCTATGAATTTCTGTGCGAAAAATTCGAGGGGTTAATCTTCTCCCCCCAGAGCCCCCGCCGCCCCCGCTACCCCCGGTTGCAGCCGCCCCGCTCTGCAACCAAATGGGACCCATTCCTGCAGTTTAGAATCATTCTTATATACGGCTAGGCATATATAAAGAAAACTTTATGTCTCACCGCCCCGAACACACGCTCGTGTATCTAAACTTTAGTTTATTCAACCGCTTGTACCCGTGACAATCCGCCACAGCATGCATTTTTTCGCATTTTCCTCTTGACAGCCTGTCCTAGCCATGCTTATCTGCCAGCACATTCTCATAGACACACACACACACACGGGAGACACGTACATGTTGAAGGTCATCGAAGCCTTAGAGGCCCGGAGCACGCTGGCGGACTATGAGTCGCGTGTGCACCTCTTGCGGGCCCGCTGGGCCTACCGTGACGGTCACCCTGAGGTGGCCGAAAAGGAAATAGAGAAGGCCGTAGAGCTTATGGGCATGCGCCCATACTGCGGCTAGAAGAAGAAGAAGAAAGGAGATAGACTCATGACTAGTTACATCCTCAAGACGTGCGTTGAGGTCCCTGTCATTAATGCTCACGCGTACAACGTGTGGGTGACCGTCACTGCTATCGCTGAAGACGGCAGTGAGACAATCGTCTTTGATGACTGTTGGCAAGTATTCGCCACGGGGGAGTATGATCCCCGAGACGGGGCGCCTATTGCCCTAGACGGCAAAGAGACAATCCGTCATTGGGCTTACAAGGCTCTTATGTCCGAACATCACATCCGCACCGAAAATGAGCATCCTGACTACAAGGTGCTCCGGCGCGGCAGGCTATCGTCTGAAGAAGCAGCGCTGCAAAGGGCTGGCCAGCTCGCTTTCCTGATCAAACAGGAAGTCGAGTTATCGGCGCGCAAGCAGAAACAGAAATAGTAATAAGCAAACCGCTTGTCTGTGCTTAGTGCACGGGCAGGCGGTTTTTTTTTTTCTGTCCATAGGCAAGGAAAGGAACAAAGACCATGGCACACATCAAGAGATATCGCGCCCATTGGCCGCTGGGCTATCGCACTAGCAGCGCGGCCTTGGCGCATGGTCGCCGCACCAGTCGCGAGACTGGTAACGGGCAGGGGCGAGACTGGAATAGCCAGCTTATCGCTCTCACCAAGGAAGGTGAAAGGCTGGAGCGTGAGATGTGGACGATAGCTCGGCGTCCACATGTCACGCCAGAGCAAGAGGCGCAAGTTGCCAAGCATGCGGAACGCATTGTGCGTATCCGCCAGCGTATCGATGAGATTATCTCATCTATTCAAAGGGACGCCATGCAACAATAGGCGTCCCGTACACACACACATTATAGCCCTAGGGGAGCAATCTCCTAGGGCTTTTCTGTTTTTTGTCTACCCCTGCACACGCATGTGTGTTTCCAAGCCATTCTAAAGCCCATAGAGCGCAATCCTAGTGCTCTTGGGTACCACCCTACCAGAAAATCAAAGACGCTTGTCTGTGGCGTTCCTAGCGCCTTAGAGACGCATGTGCTCTTTTTCAAAACTTTTTTGAATTTTTCTGTTGACACGGGATGTGCGTGTTCATATATTGGCATTGTCAGTCGAGCGAACTGCTCCTGACCGCAAGCCCTACATATTGGCTTGCGCATGTTGCACCTAGCACTGGTGTGACAACGGCCCATAGGCCGGAACCGTGAGACGAGTGCCTTGCGCTTGTCAATGCGGTGCACCTTGCGCGACGGCAAGGAGTCGGCGGTAGATAGACACTGCCCTAGTGGTGTGTCTTGAAGCTGTCGACGGTGCGAAATGGTACTACTCCATGCACCCGTTGCGTAGCATGCCCATGCGGCATGCCTGTTGTGGTGCTCTAGCTCACCCTTAAGGATATACTATAGGTTAACTCTAGGTATCCTTAAACTTCAAGTGATAGACAACAAAGAAGGTATTAACCTTTAGATTTAACCTATAGGTATCCTTTAGGGTGCGCTAGAAGTGCGATAGAAGGAGGCTTGGCATGACTATCGTCTACTCGGAATACGGCGTGGATTACAGCAGCGCCACGCCGGAGGAGGTCTTCGACCTCCTCAAGGATATCGAGTGGTTTACCCTTCAACCATTCATCTCTGCCGTAGAGCAGAGCGGCCTTTTGAAGGAGGGGTACAGCCCA